CTTTCGCCGTCCCTCTTGCTACGCGACCAAGATAATATCCTAGTTGCATTATTTGCTCTCCGGTGTCCACTCTCTAGCGAAAGATGTCACTGATGTGCCACCTTGTAGACTAGCGTGTGGTTTGAGTTTGAACGCCACTGAGCCGTCTTCTTTAAGGATAAAGAATTCGAACATCTCTCTGATGCTAGTCATCGCGTAGCTGTCAGGTCCTTCCTTCGCTTTTTTATCGAAGTTAGGGTTCGCTACTTTAGCGTCCAAGTTGAGGTTACCGCCTTTAGATACTGATAACGCTCTGTCTTTACGAGCCTCGATGGTGTCAACATCAAAGCTAGTTTCATATTTAGATTTAGCCATAATAATCTCCTATTTAGCTAGTTATGTAAGTAAACCATTTACTCACTTCATAAACCTATATGGAAGAGACAGCTTGTCTGGCCTTTGTCTTGAGCCACTGCTATAAAACTGAAACAAGGTTCCAAACGTTGAAAACAGAAAGGTAGTTACGAAAGCGAATCGGGGTCGGGGGTAGGTCGCTGGCAGAGGGGAGGGGGAATGTGAACGCGATATAGAAAACATTTTTCAAAAAAAATTTTCACGCAAAAATTTACAAGTTATCTACAAATAAGATATGCTTACGATATGAGCCTTGTAGCAAATCAAGAAATGCAAGTGACCGAAGAAGACAGAATTGAACTTCAGTCCCATTACCCATACGCCGGAGTTAAATTGTCCGAGCTTTCTGTACAAGAAGAAAGGCTAGTTTTGTTTCATTTGAGAGGACTAAGTAAAGCTGCAGCTGGACGGGCGGCAGGCTACCGCAACATGGATCATGTGTACGAGGTTTTTAAAAAACCAAAAATAGAACAAGCAATCGGGTACCTAAGAGAAGAGATGCGTGAAGAGGTCAGGTTCGATCGAAACACGGCCACCACCATGTATCTTGAGGCTCACCGAAAATCGGCCACCGCCACAGAAGAAAAAAACGTGGTCGACTCCTTATGTAAACTACATGGGCTATTCGCTCCTGAACAAGCGACCCAGGTCAATATAAATGTAGACAAGATCCAACAACTAGAACGGTTGCCGGATGCCGAGCTTTTAAAACTAGCTGGCGTAGACACTTCATACTTAGAACCAAAAGGAGATAACAATGACTAAATATGCACAACAAGCGAAAGTTACTAAAAAGAAAATGAAGAAAAGCAAACTAACGTCTGCTCAAAAAACTTTGCCAAAATTTCTTCAGAAAAAAATATTAGCTAAGAAGGGGAAAAAATAATGCATTGTATAAATCAAAAGCCAAAGAAAATGAAGATGGCTAATAAAAAGAAATCTAAAGGTACAACCAAGAGGGGTTATCGTGGCGGTAAAAAGAAAAGCTACTAAACGAAAAAGCACAAAGAGAAAAGGTGCAACACCTACCAACAAAGCTCTATACTCAAGAGTAAAAGCAGAAGCTAAAAGAAAATTTAAAGTTTATCCTTCAGCCTATGCCAATGGTTGGTTAGTAAGAACCTATAAAAAACGTGGCGGTGGGTATAGATAATGGCTAAGCCTACTGGTGGCCTAACCGCGTGGTTCGGTAAAGGACCAAAAGGCGATTGGGTAGATATCGGTGCTCCAAAAAAGAAAGGCAAATACCAAGCTTGCGGTAGAAAATCCGCTAAAGGTAAAGGTAAACGCAAATACCCAAAATGCGTTCCAAGATCAAAAGCTAATTCAATGACTGCGGCTCAGAGAAAAAGCGCAGTTAAAAGAAAACGTGCAGCGGGCAACCCAGGGGGAAAACCACGCAACGTAAAAACTATAGTTAGGAAAAGAAAACCTGCAGTGAAAAGGAGGACCCGTGCCAAGAAAAAGAGATAACATGCCCAAACGGAATAAAAAAAACTTCCGTTCTACAAAGTCTGGCGCCGGTATGACTAGAGCAGGCGTAGCAGCCTACCGAAGAAAGAATCCTGGGTCAAAATTAAAGACAGCAGTAACAGGAAAAGTTAAAAAAGGATCAAAAGCAGCTAAAAGACGTAAATCTTACTGCGCTAGAAGCGCAGGACAGATGAAAAAGTTCCCAAAAGCAGCTAAAAACCCAAATTCTAGGCTAAGACAAGCCAGAAAGCGTTGGAAATGTTAAAAAAAGGAGAAAACTATGGGCTATGGTAAAGGATATCCTAGAACGTCGGTAAAAAAACCTAAAAAAACTAAAAAGAAGACTAAAAAAGCTAAAAAATAAGCGTGACAGACCTTCAAAAGCTAGAATGCTATAAGTGTAAGAAACTTTTAGCAGAGAATCTCGTATTACCTAAAGGTTTATGCGTGTATTGTGCTGCCGACGAAGCAGAACAGCTTCCCCAACCGAAAAAACAGAACAAAGAACAAAAAGCAGCGCACACAGCACAATTACGGGCCGAACAAGAGCTCGCGAAGAGAATACTAGCACGAAAACGCATGTTGCCTTTTGTAGAAAAGTTTAATCCGGATTACCAAGCAGGTTGGGTACACAAAGATATCTGTAAAAGGCTAGAGAAGTTTAGTGAAGATGTAGCTAATAAAGAATCCCCCCGACTGATGTTGTTTATGCCCCCGCGGCATGGCAAATCTACTTTAGCTAGTATCGCTTTTCCTGCTTGGCATCTTGGACGCAACCCAGACCATGAATTTATAAGTTGTTCCTACTCTGGATCTTTGGCTATGAGTTTCTCAAGAAAAGTTCGACAGGTTCTAAGAGAGCCGAGCTATAAAAAAGTTTTTGAAGAAACAAGATTGGACAAAGATTCTCAGTCAGTAGAGTCCTGGCAAACAACCCAAGCCGGTGGGTATGTTGCAGCTGGTGTCGGTGGTGGTATCACCGGTAAAGGTGCGCACATATTATTAATCGATGATCCGATAAAAAACAGAGAGGATGCAGAATCTGAAAATAATCGCGAAGCGACCTGGGACTGGTATACCTCAACAGCTTATACTCGTCTAGCGCCGGGTGGCGGGATCTTAGTTATTTTAACTAGATGGCACGATGATGATTTAGCGGGCAGACTATTAATGGCCAGTGAGAACGGCGCCGATGATTGGGAAGTTGTTAAGTATCCTGCGCTAGCTGAAGAAGACGAAGAGTTTAGAAAAGAAGGCGACCCGTTGCATCCCGAACGTTACACAATAGAATCTTTAGAAAAAATACAAAAAGCAATCGGGCCTAGAGATTGGACGGCTCTGTACCAACAAAACCCAGTGTCAGACGAAGGGGATTATTTTACCCGCGACATGATCCAATATTATGACCCACCCGACTTAGACTATGATAGACTTCGATATTATACCGCTTGGGATTTGGCGATTGGACAAAGGGATCGGAATGACTACTCAGTAGGTATGACTGTTGGGATCGACGAGTACGATAATATGTTCGTGGTTGATGTTATCCGCGGCAGGTATGACGGTTTTGAGTTAGTAGAAAAAATTCTAGATTTTTATGAGCAATGGCGTCCTGGAGTTATAGGTATAGAGAAGGGACATATAGAAATGGCAATTGGGCCTTTCTTACAGAAAAGGGTTTCAGAGCGTGGATTACATTCCGCGTATTTTAAAGATTTAAAAGTAGGTAGGCGTGACAAAGAAGCAAGGGCTAGAGCTATCCAAGGTCGGATGCAACAGGGAAGAGTATTTTTTCCAGAGAACGCAGTTTGGACGGGCCCACTCGTGGCTGAGCTTTTACGTTTTCCTAACGGCGTGCACGACGACCAAGTTGATGCCTTGGCTTGGGTTGGTTTAATGATGAGTGAGTACGCAACTTTTTATGAAGCGCCAGAGCATGTACCTTCGTGGCGCGATAGGTTAAGATATATAGCAAAAGGACCGAAGAAGAAGTCCGCAATGAGCGCATAGTATGGCATACAGAAATAAAACTAAAAAGAAGTTAGATAAAGGGGAAGAACTTACACTAGCAAAAACCCAGTGGAACTCATACACACGTGCGCGAGACAACGGCCACGAAGACTATGTGCAACTGGCAAAAAAATGCGATATGTATTATCGCGGAGACCAGTGGGATGAGTTCGATATGCAAGAACTTGATGATCAGGGCAGACCTGCTCTAACCATAAATACCATCTTACCTACGATCAATGCTGTGCTCGGAGAACAGAGCACGAAAAAAGCAGATATAACATTTAAACCCAGAGGCGGTGGCAACCAAGATGTTGCTGATGTTCTAACAAAAGTTTACCAACAGGTAGCAGACAACAATAAGTTAGAGTGGGTAGAGAACCAAGTATTCTCTGATGGGTTGATCCAAGACAGGGGTTACTTTGATGTGCGAATAGATTTTTCTGACCACATACAAGGGGAAGTTAAGATAGAGGCAAAAGACCCGTTAGATATTCTTATAGACCCAGATGCAAAACACTACGACCCAAGAACTTGGAATGAGATATTTGAAACCAAGTGGATGAGTGTTGAGGAGATAGAAGAAACATACGGGCAAGACCAAGCAGACAAGTTAAGAATGTTAGCAGAGACAGGTACAACTTTGGGCGCAGACTCTATGGAGTTTGAAGAAGAAAGGTATGGAGATACTGACGAATACAATTACGGACAACAGTACCCTGGGGATCCTGAAAACGCACGTATGCTTAGGTCGATAAGAGTTATAGAAAGACAATATTATAGACTTAAAGATTGCATGTATTATTTAGACCCAGTAACAGGCGACATGCGAGATGTGCCTCAGAACTGGACTAAAAAGAAAAGAGAAAATTTTGCTGATCAGTATGGGTTAGATATTTTAACTAAGACAGTTAGAAAAGTACGTTGGACCGTTACAGCTGACACAGTTGTACTGTTTGATGATTGGTCTCCCTACAAACATTTTACGATTGTGCCCTACTTCCCGTACTTTAGACGCGGTAAACCATTCGGTATGGTACGAAACTTATTATCTCCACAAGAGCAACTTAATAAAATTACTTCCCAAGAACTGCATATAGTAAACACAACTGCAAACAGTGGTTGGATCGTAGAGAACGGTTCTCTTTCAGGCATGACTGCAGATGATTTAGAAGAACACGGAGCAGAGACTGGGTTAGTATTAGAGTTTAACCGTGGTTCATCGCCCCCTGCGAAGATACCACCCAATCAAATACCTACGGGCTTAGATCGATTGGGTCAAAAAGCTGCGGCAAATATTAAACAAATAAGTGGTATTACTGATGCCATGTTAGGTCAAGACAGCGCGGAAGTATCTGGCGTAGCCATACAAGCTAAACAAAACAGAGGGTCTATGCTTTTACAGGTACCCCTTACTAATTTAGCTAAGTCTAGACAGTATTTAGCAGAATCTATACTTGATTTAATACAGGGGTATTATACAGAAGAGCGTGTTATACAAATAACTGACGAATCTGATCCGTATAAACCAAGAACACAACTAAGAGTAAATCAAATGACTCCAGAAGGGCAAGTTATTAATGATTTACAACTAGGAGAGTACGACGTAATAGTATCAAATGCACCTGCTAGAGATAACTTTGATGAGATGCAGTTTGCTGAGGCCATATCTTTACGTCAAGTTGGAGTGCCAATACCGGACGATATGAT